GAGGCACTCGCATGAAGTCTAACGCTTTACTTGTCAATCTAGAATCTGCTCTGCCCTTGGTAGGAATATAAAGCGGATACTTAGGATTGGCCATCGTCTTCTCCGAACTGACGTTCATCTTCATGATTGAAGTAGAACAAGTCTTGAACGTTATTGCGCTCACGTGGTGGATACCAGACAGACTTTGTTTTGTTAGTAATGTTCTGTTTGATTAGCGCGGCAAATTTATCTACGCCTTCCTGATCATCGAATGAAATAATGATCTGTCTAAACGCACCGTTATCCGGTTGATTAAACTCAGGCATGCCTCGCCATTCTGTTTCATATTCATCAGCATCGTCGAATTCAAATACATCCGATACTGGTTTAAGTTTTTTTGTTGCCATAATTATCTCCTAGGTCAATATTTACTAAGTAAATTTACTCTATATACCAGGCTATTTTACACTGTCTGTTGTCAAATGTCAACGGTAATGGAAAACAGTAAACCACCCGAAGGTGGTTTACTGTAGAGCTATAGTGTATTAAGCCCGCATACAGGTATCTTTTGTTAGCTCTTTCCAGTCTTCGGGACTAATACGAACCAGATCGGCGATCTTGAGAGCCATACGCAAGCTAACCTCACGCAACTTAGCACGATTCTCCCACATGAAGTCAAGAATTTCTTCGTCAACGCCTTCAGCGAACATATAAGAGGCAAACAATCCACCGTGCTGACTCTCAGCGGCGTCACGATGGACTTGACGAATGCGGAGCATCTTATCACGATCACTGTTGATAGTCAGGTCAAGATAATGACAACGTGACTGAAGGGCTTCGAGGTGATCCTTGAGTTTCTGGCTACGAACTGTCTCGAAGTTAACGTTAGTGATAAAGATCACGGAACCCTTGAAGTCAAATTGATCGGGAATACCTTCGCGGCGAAGCATAGCACTGTCACTATTCCAGAAAATCTTACGGCGTGGACCGCTATCGAGTGCGGCTTTAAGAATGTTCAGAGACAAATCTTCAGCGAATACACTATCACAATCGTCGAATACCAGCACATTACCAGCATCGCTATACTTGTATAGTTGAGCGTACAGGCCGAGGGGTGTCATTGCGCCCTTGATAATCTCGTAGCGCAACTTCTTGTCAGCAAGAAATTCAACCAGAGAATATTTCTCAAGTTGTGATTCTACACCGAAAGACTTACCAACACCGGGTGGGCCAGAAACGATCATAGCACGAATGTCACTGTTAATACAGGCAGTACTCATGCGGTCGAGGGTAGAAAAGCGACGAGCAATGCGGTTCATTGCATCCTCATCTGACTCGATATCGACTATCTCTGGCTCAGCTACCGAGAATGAAACAACGGTGTCGGGCACAGATACTGATGCACCAGAAAGATATTCAAAGTCACCACTAGTCTTGACTTGAATACGAGGGAATTCGCTACCGCCTGGGAATTGGCCTTCATTTTTAACTGTGACAAAACCGCAACGCTTTCCTGGCTTGTATGGTTTAACCATAGTGAAGATACCAGAAACTGGTTTGCTGTGATACTCACCCGACACAATACGAACTTGGCTCACGATGTTCCTTTGATAACGTTGAAAACAATATTATAGTAGATATCCGATTTCCTGTCAAATTAGACGGGAAGTTCGCCCTTATAGTTCAAGCCTTTAGCGACCAATTCATCGACCAACTCGTTTTTCTTAGTCAGGGCATCTTTGCGAGAAGACGTATGGTACACTACGGAGAACTTACGACCATCTTTTTTGTACTCAATCTCATGCTTACTCAAGATGTGCCACTGAGGGTTCATACCGGAAGTCTTGCGATAAGATGCGGCAAATTCATCGCCCATTTCCCACAAGGCAACTATATAGCTACCATATTGATCCAGGATAGTTTCTTTCGCTTGCTTGGTCTTTTTAGCTTTGACCGCCACTTTAATCAATGCCTTACGACGAGCTTCTTGAGCTTCGATAGTATCGTAGACTGTCTTGTTAGGAAAATACTTAGCCAAGAAAGAATCCATACTCAACGAGTCACGGTCTGACAAAAACTGACCATTGGATTCACGAGCGACAGATTTAATCTCATCGTGCTCAACGTCAACAAAGTCCACGATCTGTAGTGGAGCGAGTTGATTCAAAGTCTTTGTCATGTCGATGTTCATTTGAGTCTCCGTTTAAGTTTCAATACAAGTATTGTAACAGGAATTCCATTTATTGGCAAATTTTCACATAATTTAATTGCGTAACATTATTGTCACGATGTGCTTTTACCTTGCCTTGAATGTTGAACTTTTGTTTTTCTTCATATGGCTTCTGGCTAGAAAAGAATACGTTATGATTACTTTCAGTGACCGCTGTAATGAAATAGCAATTATAATTCTTACTGAAAATACTTTTCACAATAGTGACCGTGGTAGTGATTTTCTTACCAATAGCTTCAACATAGCTACGTTCACAGTTGTCCAATAGGTCAGTGATTTCTTGTTTAGCGGTGTAACGGAGATACATCGTAGGTGCATAAGCAATCAGGGCGGCATCTGCCACACTAGTCTCGTCCTGATTAACAATCTCAAGAATCTTCTTGTCGAAGTCAGACATTTTTGTGTCGAGTAGCAATTTCATGACCAAACCGCTACAGAACATACGAACTTTGGCGGCAAGTTCAATATCTTGCTCTTCAATCAGAGATTGATTTTCTAGGGCTTCATAGATGCGAACTTTGTTAGTGACACCAGGAGCATCTAGATACTTCTGATTAACTGAATCCCAGATACGCGCTGGTGGTATCTTGATGTAACCGTTATTGACACGAGTTGCCATACACGCCGCGGCGATGACAACATCAGTGGAGAATTTCTCGTCAATAGACAAAGACATTTAGTTCTCCTTAAGCCAATTGAATTTTGAACGCTTTTACCGAGCCGCTATCGCCAGGGATAGTGCAAGTGGTAGCAAACTTCACCCCGCGCTGAACAGGGATAGCAAGAGTGATCCAAGTGTTCAGGAAACCAGGCTTAGCAGTAGGGCCAACTTTGATGTTGACAACTTCAGCGTCACGTGTGCCGGCGGCAGAAGTGTAGCGAATCTTTGTACCAATTGCAAGTTCCATTTTTAGCTCCAGTTAATCAATCAATGCTTGAATTGTAGCACAAAATGGAATTTATTGTCAAATCGTTGCGTCTTCCATGCCCGCTGTACGTAGACGAACGATGTGTCCTAGTTGCCATTGTTTTGCTTCTAAGCCCTTCATAATGCCTAGATAGCGATTACGTAGGAGTGCTACTTCGTTGACTAGAGTTTCCATGTCAATGATATCTGATTCACCATCGACATACTTTTCAGCATCACGTGATGTTAGGGCACGATTGTAGTTCTCTAGGTACTTCTTAAACGTTTGGCTACGTAGTTGTCGTAGCTTCATATTCAAGAATCCTAGAACTGCCTCAATCTCTTGCAGTTGATTGAATCTATATTCAGTAATACCAGGAAGACCTGCCAGACTCTTCTCTATACTACCTTTGATACCTACTTCAAGTTTCGCTTGTTGTAGTTCATTGTTGTAATGTTCGATGAAGTCTGGCAAGTTAGCTAGATTACTGGTAACAAGTGTATACCAATGCGCCATTTAGTCCCAATCGTTGTTGTAGTCGTCTTCGTCTTCGTACTCTTCCTCGTATTCTTCATACTCGGCTTCGTCTTCTTCAATGGCACCGCTGTCATCAACATACGTTTTAAGTGCTGTCATAACATCGTAGTCACCTCTGAAGGCTGACTTGATATCACTAGGTGAGTAATCATTGTCGATTAGGATACCGACCATATTTTCAGCGATGCTATCACGGTCTGTAGATAGGATGCTATCACGGGTCATATTCCAGATTTCAGCAATAATGTCAAGTTTCATAAGTTAAATTCTCCTCAGCCTATTTATTCAGCCTCGGATTGTTCTTCGATTTGAAGTGCTTCTACTTTCTTTGATTTTTCAGGGAACTCGGTCATCACTAAGTCCATGATACCGTTTAGATTCTTAGACCACTCTTTGCGAAAGTACTTGTGAATCTCACCGTTTAGATCAGTATAAGCATAGCGATTGCCTTCTTTCTTTACTAGTTCACGTGCTTCTAGTAAGTCAAAGAAACCACTGTATGGGTTCATACCAGTCTCATACGGAATCTGAATCTGAATGTCCTCGAATGGCTTAGCATAACGAGTTTTCATAATCTTACAGCCAGCACGAATGCCTAGAACTTCCGATACTTTGTTACCGTCTTCGTCTTCTTTCAACTTGAGCTTTTTCATAGCAACAAGAATAGAACTAGCATAAACAAAGCCTTGACCGCCACTAACGTTAGGATCTGGATTGTATGGGTCTTGTGAGGCATAAGTGTGGTTAGTAGCGACTAGGCCCACGTTACATGAACCGAACATATTGACACAGTTGGTAACTAGCGCTTTGAGTGCTTTGGCCTTACGACCCATATCACCCTTCATATCACCAGCATCGAACTGGTTAACTTCTGTTGGCGACATTAGCATACCTAAGGAGTCAACAACGAATAAGACTTTAGGACGCTCGTCCTCTGCCATGGCTTTATAGTCTTTCATGAATGTTGAGATTGTCTTAGCAACGTCATCAATCATAGCCATGTTTAGCTTCAATAGCTTATCTTCGCTCGTATCTACACCAAGTGCGTGTAGCCAAGATTCGTCAAGGGCGTTCTCACTATCAATTAGAACAACATAGATGCCTTGCTCTTGTGCGTTCTTTACTAGATTACCGGAACAGATGTATGACTTACCACTACCCGATTCGCCGGCGAATACAGTTACTTTGCCTAGTGGTACGCCCTTCTTGAAGTCACCACTAATTAGATAATTCAGGGCGTAGTTGCCGGTTGAGATCCAGTCAGTTGGGTCATGGAAGCCGATCGATAGTCCCTCGATTGACTTTGTAATGTCTTTGCGAAATTTGCTTAGATCGTATGGTTTCTTCATTATAGTCCTTTGATTGTTTGCTTGCTGTTATTATATACTGAGAACGGCTCAGTATCAAGTAGATTTGGACTATTACGTGCCATCTCTTCTAATTCATAATCGTTAGGATAGTGTCTTAGTACTCCTCGGGCACGGTCACGCACGATTGCGGGCACACGTGGAGTTTTACCAGGATCACATAGTTCCTCTAATAGTTTTTTACCCTGCTTGAGAGCACGGTATCTTTCATCTGGTAAGGTCATTTGGTTCTCCTCTAATACAAGATAACGCCCGAAGGCGCTATCTGTAGGGGACTACTGATTAAGCAGTTTTTTGGCGTGAACGGATCATCGCTAGGATGTCGTTCGCTTTGTCGCTACTAGGTGCGGCAGGTTGAGTTGGAACCTTGATAGATTCGGCTGCTTCTTGAGCATCTTCTTCCCATGGAGGTGTCTCAGTGGCTGCTGGTTGAGCAACAGGTGCCGCAACTGCTGGTTGTGGACGAGCGACTGGAGCTGGCGCAGATTCATTCTGAGTTGAACCGCCAGAAGTGCCAGTATCTAGGCCCCATGGCTTGTAGTAGGCTGCCCACTTGTCAGCGTCATAAGGACGACCATCAACCGATGCTTCGAACATTTCTTTGATGATGCGTTGCTCAGCATCAGTAGGCTTCTTAGGTAGGAACTCTTTCAAGTCGAACAAGCCGAATTGTGCGATTGCCGCTTGCTCTGCTTCTGTTAGAGCACTTTCTTTACGAGCCCAACCTGAAGTTGAGTAGTCAGCGTAGCCGCCTTTTTGTGTCTTAACGATTTTGAAATCGAGACCACGTAGTGTGTCGGTTGGCAATTCTTCAATCTCTGGATCCATTAGGGATGCTTTGATAATAGAGAAGATTTGTGGTGTGATTGTGAAGCGACGAATTGGGTTCTCAGGTTGCTTGTCGTCAGCAACTGCGTTAGTACGAACGAAACCCTGGAATAGGTATGTACGCTTCTTCCAGTACTTGTTGGCCATTTCTTTCAATGACTCGTCTTTGTACCATGTACGAACTTCTGCTAGGATAGGGCAGTTCTCACCCCACATTTCCATACAAGGAACTTGTACGATGTAGTTCTTAGAGTCTGCTTTACCCTTAACGCCGGTGAATGGCAACTTAATCATTGCCTTCTCGATCCAGAAGTATGGGTTTGTGGTATCACCATCAGCTAGGAAACGAACGTTCGAAGTATCACCTTCGTTCATGTTCCAGAATGGATAAAGTGCGTTGTCTTGTGCTGAACGCTCTTGGTTACCTTGGGATTTGTTATCTTGTGCCGCTAGACGGGCACGGATGGCTGCGAGGGATGTTGACATTTGTGTTCTCCTTTAAAATAAACGTTGTCAAAAACTAGAGTAATAAACTTAGTAATACAGGTCAGCAAGGTGAGTCACTGACAAGGCAACTATGAAACAAAGTGTAAAACAATTCTGTCTCAAAGTCAACATCTAAGATATCCAATTGCTTAGAGTTTCTTAGAAGACCCATGAGGATCGCTCATCGGTCTAATACTTATTATAGATGATTACGCAAAGAAGTCAACTATTTTGGACTCATACGCCCAAACGTTGTGCGACCAAAATCATAAAGCGCTTGACTTGGTCATCGGAGAGTGCGTCAGGCATTGCGTCACGCCATACCGCCCATTTTTGTTTTACCGTAGCGTGAGGATCTCTAAGGATATCACGCATAGGTGTAGCACGTGGACCATCCAGCTCTGATGTAGCTGTATCAGTCTCTTGTCTACTCATGACTTTAATCTTTAAAGGATTAGAGTGTTTTTGTGATGGCTTTTCCAGATATTTGAATGAGTCTACTTGATCGTCACCAAAAATCATTACAACATTTCTGTACCCATCACTACTTAATTTTTTCAACACATCATTCATTGATGATGCGGTTCTGAAGATTGATTCATG